GGAATATTGAAAATGCTAAATCACTTGGAAAGAAAACTAATAAAACGGTTGTTAATACCAAAGCCGACTACCGGGCCGAAATTAAGACTCAATTAAGCATATTAAAAGCAATCTTAAATAATGCTATTAAAGAAATTAAAGCAGGCAATATAATCGATGTGAACAATACAGGCCAATTAAAAGATATAGTTAATTGCTATGAAAAATTAGGTAAACTTGACCTGCTGATGATGGGTGAGGCAACAGAAGAAAAGGACCTAAATATAAAAGTGGGATTGACTGAATGAATGTTAATATACAAATTTCTAAAAAAGTCTTTAATAAAGTTTATATCCCTTACCTGGAAAATAATACCAGAACACAAATATTCTTCGGAGGAAGCTCTGCCGGGAAATCGGTATTTATTTCTCAAAGGTGCGTAATTGACCTTTTAGAAGGTGGCAGAAATTATCTTGTAATAAGAAATACGGCCAATACCCTGCGAACATCGGTATTTAATGAAATCAGGAAAGTTATATTAGAATTCAACCTAGTAAAGTTATTCAAAATTAACAAAACAGAAATGACCATAACCTGTATTACCGGATATCAAATTCTTTTCAGGGGGCTAGATGATGCTGAAAAACTTAAATCAATAATACCGGAAAAGGGCGTTATTACCGATATCATAGTGGAGGAAGCAACCGAGACAAAAAGAGATGATATTAAGCAATTATACAAAAGATTAAGAGGTAGATCTAAAGTATTAAAACGTATGACTCTATGTTTCAATCCTATTATCCGGAGCCACTGGATATTTAAAGAATACTTCCAAAACTGGGTAGAAGGGGAATTTGAATATCATGATGAAAGGTTATCGATTCTAAAGACAACCTATAAGGATAATAAATTCCTAGAACAAGACGATATAGACGAATTAGAAAATGAGCAAGATCCATATTATAGAGAAGTTTATACCTTAGGAAACTGGGGAATTTTAGGGGATCTGATATTTACTAATTGGAAAATTGAGGATCTTTCCGGGATTAAAAATACTTTCGGTACTTACTATAACGGTCTGGATTTTGGCTATTCGAATGACCCGACAGCGGCAGGGAGACAGGCTATAAAGGGGAAGAAATTATATATTCTGGAAGAGATAATTTACGAGTTAGGCCTGACCAATAATCTTATAGCAAATAAGTTAAAACCTACAATAAACAAAGAGTATATCAGATGTGATAACGAACCTAAATCAATAGCAGAATTAAGAGGATACGGCATAGAAGCCCTGGCGGCCAAGAAAGGTCCGGGAAGTGTCAATTTTGGTATTCAATACATGAGACAATTCGAAATTATAATTGACAGGAAATGCCAGAATGCAATTAATGAAATTCAACTATACCAGTGGAAGAAAAATAAAGACGGAATAGCCATTAATGAACCGGTGGATAAAAATAACCATTTTATGGATCAGATCCGTTATGCCCTTAACGACAGGATTTTCGAGAAGGAAGAAGAAAAACCTTATACCGCCCAGGAACTAGGAATATTTTAAAAAATAAAAGAAAGGAGAATATCATGAAGATAGAAGATATTTTAAAAATGTATGGCAAGGATTTTAAGAAGTTAACAGAATTATTATGTAAGGACCCAAAGGAAAGAGATCTCGAATTATATGAAAAACAGTATACTGGTGATCATAAAATCAAAGAACGGGAAGATAAAGTTATCGGTAAGGGATCAACATCAAAAAGAATCGTCCAGGCAAAAGAAGTCATCCAATTTCAAAAGAAGATTGTCAATATGGCCGTATCTTTTTTATTCGGAGATCCAGTGAAATTAATATTAGGGAATAAAGAGGATAAATACCAGGAAACTTTTTCTCTAATAGATGATATCTGGAAAAAAGACAAATTAGATTATTTCAATAAAAAGCTGGCGCGCAGGTTATTTGTGGAAACAAAAGTGGCCGAACTCTGGTATACAATAATCGATAATGAAAATAACAAATATATTAAAGTAACCCTGCTATGTAAAGAAAACGGCGATGATATATACGCTCATTTTAATGAAAATGGAGATCTGGATGCCTTTACCCGCCGGTATAAACTTGAAGATATTGACGGTAAATCCTACGAACATATCGATATTTATACCGCTGAAAAATTTTACTACGGGATTAAAAAAACTGATTGGATAGTAGAAGAAAAAGTGAATCTATTTAAAAAGATCCCGGTAATTTATTACGAACAGGATGAGCCGGAATGGACGAGTGTTCAGACTGAAATTGATAGAATCGAAATGTTAATTTCTAAATTTGCCGATACAAACGATTATTTTGGAGCACCCATTATAAAGTTAAAAGGGAAAATAAAGAACCCACCGGAAAAGGGGGAAATAGGCAAGACCTTGCAATTCGAAGGTGAGGCTGGAGCCGACGGCAAAATAGAATATGGAGATGCCAAATATTTAACCTGGGAGCAAGCCCCGGAATCAATAAAAATTGAATATGACATATTGAAGGACATTATTTATTCTATAACTTCAACCCCCGATTTATCCTTTAGCAATGTAAAGGGGTTTACTAATCTTTCAGGTATAGCACTCAAAATGCTTTTTTTAGATTCTATTCTGAAAGCAAAAGACAAAGAAGAATTATTCGGAGAAGCATTAACCAGAAGAATCAATTTATTAAAGTCAATATTATCAGTAACCGATGTAAAGGAAGCAACAAATTTACAGGAATTAGATATATCAGTTAAATTCGGAAGTATCTTACCGCAGGATATGTCGGAAATTGTAAAGGCACTATCAACAGCCCGGGGTGGCGATGTCACCATGAGCGAGAAGGAAGCAGTAAGACAGAATCCACTGGTAGAAGATTCAGAAGAAGATATCAAAAGACTGGAAGAAGAACGGGGAAAATTATCAAAATTAGGTGAATCATATGAAGCATAAGGATATAAATTTTGGTGTAGTCGGTTGTGGAGTTATCGGAAACAGCCTTGCCAGTCTATTAGAAGATATGGGCCATACAGTTAATCGATATGATCCACTTAAAGGCCTGACTGATGATATATCTGAATGTAAAATTGTATTTGTATGCGTGCCTACTAAAGCCGATATGAAATTTGAAGATGTCAAAAAGGCGGTAAGATATATAAATAAAAAAAACAAAAAAGGAATAATCGCTATAAGGTCAACTATTATACCGGGAATGACTGATGAATTTACAGAAAAATATAAAAGAGAATTTGTCTATCTACCTGAATTCTTGCGAGAGAGGACAGCATTTTTAGATGAAATTTGCCCCGATAAAATAATCATAGGAACCAAAAGAAGAGAAGTATTCGAGATATTCAAAAGTTTATTCAGGAGTGTGCCAGACAATAAAAACAAAATAATGATGATGAAACCGGTAGAAGCAGAATTACTAAAGGTAGCCTTGAATAGTCTATATGTAATAAAAGTAGTATTCGGAAATGAGCTATACGATATATGCCAAAAATACGGGGCAGATTACTATAAAATATTCGAGGCCTTTAAATTAGATAAATATATTAACCATATGCACCTTGACCCACTATTCGATGGCTACAGGGGGGCAGGGGGTAAATGTCTTTCTAAGGATATTAAATTTTTGATCAGGGCAGCTATAAAGAAAAGAATTTTTCCTGATGTAATGATAGAAGCCGACAAAGAAAATAATAATTTATTGGAGAAAGGGACCCTAAATGGGAATTGAAGAACAATTCGAAACTAAAAATCTCCAAAATATAGTAAATTATAACAGAAAAATACAAGCGGCATTGGACGAAGCATCTAGGAATTTAGCGATGAAAGCCGCTATTTTTGAAATGAGATACCCAACTAAAATATACCAGAGTGCCTTCTATAAAGTAAATAGAGGATTGGAAAAACAGATAGATTTAATATTAAACAGACTCCATAAAGATATACAGGCTAATATACAAGAGGGGATTGTCAGTAATTGGGATATGGCCAATCTAAAGAATAATAAAATGGTAGGGACCTGGGCCGAAGGAATAAAATTAAATAAAAATCTTATAGCACCTTCATTTAATCAATTAAACCTGTCAGCCTTAGAAACTTTCATTAACCGGACAGAAGCGGGAATGAATCTAAGCGAAAGAGTTTGGAATTTAACCAATGGAGCAAAAGATCAATTGGAACTTTATCTCGCTTCCGGGATATCTACCGGAGAAAGTGCAGCCGAAATGGCAACAGAAGTTAAGCAATACCTAAACGAACCGAATAGATTATTCAGGAGAGTCAGGCAGGATGGGAAACTTGTTTTGAGCAAGGCGGCCAGGGGCTACCATCCGGGAGCGGGGATATACAGAAGCTCTTATAAAAACGCTTTGAGACTTACCAGAACAGAAATAAATATGGCCTATAGGATGAGTGATTGCACAAGGAGACAACAATTACCATTTATAACGGGAATAGAGGTTCATTTATCAGCTTCTCATCCTCGGCTTGATATGTGCGATGATCTAATAGGGAAATATCCGAAGGGATTTGTCTTTATAGGCTGGCACCCGCAATGCTTATGTTATACAACTTCAATTATGCTAAATAAAAAGGATTCTCTTAAATTTATGAAAACCGGTAAGATAGATAATTCAAATTTTATTACCAAAATACCCAACCGGGCCCAGGACTGGCTAGATATAAATGCCAAAACAATAGCAGGATATAAGAATATACCATATTGGATCAGGGATAACTTTACGAAAGATCTTATACTTAAAGAAAATATACCAACCCCGGTTGCAACTATACCTGGGGCTCCAAAAACAAACATGCAATTAATTAGAATAAAAGAATTTAATAAGAAATACAATGGCGCAAAAACAGAACATTGTATAGCGGTAGATACAAAAGGTAATATATTGCTTGAGAAAACTGGAACCTATAATCATATAAATTTCACAGCGGAAGAATTTAACCGAATGAATGCGGACAATATGATATTTACGCATAATCACCCTTCCGGCAGCAGTTTTTCTGGGGATGATCTTAATATGTTAGGAGCATATAAAAGAGGATCTGAAATAAGGGCAGTGGGGACAAGATATGAATACAGCGCTAAAATAACAGATAGCACGAAGTTTCCAACTAGAGGAAGCGAAGTAAAAGATTTTTGGAAATTGGAAAATAGCATATTACAGGACAAATATCAGGCAATGTATAATACAGAACGCGATCGCCTAGCAAGTAGCGGATTTAATTATACGGAAGCAACAAAACTTGCATCAAGAGTAATAAGTCAAAAACATACTCATGAGGCAATGGAAATATTTGCAAGGAAATATGGAGTATTATATAAAAGGTGGTTGAATAAATAATGGTTAAAATAAAAAAAGAGAAAAATAAAAATCCTTTTCTAAAACCCGATGGCAGTTTAGAACTCGTTGAAAAATTCCCGGGTATTGATTTTATGCCTTACGAAAAGAAAAAAACTAAAAAACCAAAGAAGGCGAAATAATATGCCATTAATAAGATGTAGAAAAGATAATAAACCGGGCTGGAAGTACGGAAGAGATAATAAATCTTGTTTTACCTATACCGCTGGCAATGAAAAATCAGAAGCAACAGCAAAGTTAAAGGCTATTAAACAAGGGGCTGCTATCAGCCGGGAATCAGGAGAAAAGTTTGAACCATAAAAATAATAAGTTTAAAAAAATGAGAATTATATCGAGTAATTATATAATTACCTACCACAAAGAATTAAAAGACAAGAAGGGCGATTTAGATGGTAGGATATCTGAAACCTTAAAAGAAATTTTTGTGCGCGATAGTATGCCTTATCAGAGAACACTACAGGTTATTATGCACGAATCTATGCATGGAATAAAATTTGAAATGTGTCTTAATGGTAGTGAAGAAAATATGAATATTTTACTTACTACAGGCGTTACCTGCTTTATTCGGGATAACTCAGATTTTATTATGGAATATATAAAAATATTAAATCAAGAATATAGAAAAGAGGAATAAATGAAAAAAACAAGCTCGGAATGGATCAAAAAATATGATTGTAAAATTATAGATCCAGATGGCTGGGATAGAACAAATTACAATTATTCATTTAATAAGGAAAAGATAACCCGCAAAGAATTTGAATTAAGATTAGTAAGATCAACGATTTTAGGTTTTGTTTTTAAAGGCAAAATATTATATAAAACGAAATATAAAAGAGATAAAATCCTATTTTGAGAGGGGAGAAATAAATGAAAAAAATATCTTTTATATGCCTGGCGGGACTTGACCAATTCATAGATCCGATAATCGAAGGATTGTCAGAAATTTATACCACCAGGAAGTTTATAATTAGAAGTAAACAAGATATATATAATGCAATAGACTGGGGCGATATAATATGGTTCGAATGGGCGAATGAGTCGGCAATTGTCGGCACTAATTATGAAGGGATTAAAGGCAAAAAAGTAATAGTAAGGCTTCATAGCTACGAAGTATTTATGGATTTCACTAAACGGATAAACTGGACTCCGGTTGATAGATTAATCTTTGTGGCCCCCCATATCAGAGGAATTTTGAGAGAATTTATACCAGATATTGAAGAAAAGGTTAAAACGCAGGTTGTTTATAACGGGATCAATTTAGATAAAACTACGTTCCAGGAAAGAGGACCCGGGCATAATATAGCCTGGGTAGGATTCATTAATTACAAAAAGGATCCACAAATGGCATTGCAAATATTGAAGTTATTAACCGAAGGTATTTATAATACCGATCAAAGATATACTTTGCACGTGGCCGGTTCATATCAGGACTCACGATATAAGATATACTTAGAATATATGATTAAAGAAATGGGCCTACAAGATAACGTGATTTTTCATGGCTGGATAGATGACATGGAGAGCTTCTGGAAAAATAAGAATTACCTGCTCCATACATCATTACAAGAAGGCCATTCTTACGCAATAATGGAAGCGATGGCCAGGGGAATTAAACCGATTATACATAACTTCAGGGGTGCTAAAGAATTATACTCCAATGTAGATTCTTCTTTAAGAGTCCTTTTTAATACGGTTGAACAGGCGGCCGATAAAATAATGATTAAGGAATATTATTCTAAAATGTATAGAGACTGGGTAATCGATAGAGGCTGGACGCTTCAAAATCAATTAAAGAAAATAAGAAAGATCATAGGTGAATTATAAATGAGCTCAAAACCCACGACAAGAGAAGTCAGAAATTATTATAATAATTTTCTCGGCCATCTTAAATATGATCATATCCAAGAAAACTCGCGCCACATTAGGATAAAGAATGACCTAAAGAATATAATCAAAGAGGGCATGAAGGTTTTAGATTTAGGTTGCGGGACCGGAATAACTACAAAATATATTGCCGAATTAGGAGCGAAAGTAACTGGCATAGATATATCACCTAAACTAATTGAATTTGCGAGAGAAAATTCTAACCATGAAAATATTGAATATTTAATACACGATATAACCGATTTTAACCCTGGCAAGAAAACCTTCGATGCAATATTTCTAATAGATATAATGGAACATATTCCAATAGAAAAAATCCCAAAGTTATTGAAAAACATTAAAAAATATTCACATAAGAATACAATTATTTATCTCAATATACCTGACGCCAGATTGCAATCCTGGATGAAGAAAAATAAACCCGGGAAACTTCAAATTATAGATGAAGGATATTCTATATCTAATATTTTGAATTGGTTTAAATCAATTAATTTTGAGATAATTAATATTAAAGTTTACGGTATAGATTTTCCATTGCAATACACTAGTTATATTTTTGTGAGAAAAGGTATAATCTACTATAATTATAAAAAATATCTGGGAGGTGAATCAAATGGCCAATATAGTAAAAAGCGGTGAATGGACTGCTCCTACTGAAAAAGAAAGAAAAACATTACCACAAAATTATTTCTTAGGGGCGGATAAATCTTTTCCCTATAAAGTATGGAAAGGATCTAACAAAGGGGCAATATCATGCCCGGCGCTTCGAGCCGTAATTGCCCGGGCGAATACTTCAGGACATAGAGCGATAGGATTAAAAGGATCTGCTTTATACCAAAAATATTGTAAGGGAGAAGAATAATAAAATCAATATAATATTATTAAACTTGCCAAATATAAAAAAATAGTGTAATATAAATAAAGAAAAAACAAATAATTAAATAGAGCTCCAATACAGAGAGCCAATCTGAAAGACTTTATAATTAAGTTTTTTAGGCTGGCTCTTTTTTTTATTGAAAAATAAGAAAATATGAGGATAAATAATGATAACTAAAAAAGATTATGAAACCGAATATGCAATGGACACTCTGTTAAAAGCTGAAGAAATTAAAAAAGATAAAAAACTAATGACCGGAATATCAAAAATGCTGGACAGGAAACAGAAAAATATAGCCAATATTTTAAGAAATTCAGCACTTAAAGCAAGTGAAAAATAAGGAGGGAACTTATATTGAAAATTAAAATTGAAATTGGGAAACTCAAAATCGAAATTGGTTGGATGCATATAATATTTCTTGGTATATGCTTATTTATAGGCTTTTGTTTATTTGTAAATTGGGGCCTAAATTTGTAAAAAATAAAATTACAAAAAAGAGGATGTGTAAATTTAATGGGGAAAACAATAAGAGGGAAAAGGACTGGAACAGGTCCATATAAGGGAAGTTATCAAGACAGAACTTCTAAAGTAGGTAGAAGGCAACAAGCTGGAGAACCGTGCCCTAAATCTACAAAAAGTAAAAAATAAAATTATAAAGGAGATTAATAAAAATGGCTGATTTAACAACTCAAATTAAAAAAGCACTGAAGAAAGCAGGGCTTGATGAGGAGTTAGCAGAAAAAATCAAGGTGACTGATGAAAGTCAAATTGAAGCAGAAATCGAAAAGTTAAAAGGGAAAATTGATCTTAACCCGGAACAGCTTATCGCTGCCGTTAAAGAGGCTGGGCTGGAAGAAAGTTTTAATAAGTACCTGCAAAGCGAGACGGACCGGAGGGTATCGCAAGCTATTACTACTCATGATCTAAAAACAGCAAAAGAAAAAGAAGAAGCGGCCGCAAAGGAAAAAGCAGAAGAAAAGAAAAAGAAAGAGCAGGCAGATATGAGCGATTCCGAAAAGAAAATATCAGATCTGACCGAAGAAGTTAGTAAATTGACTACTTTAGTAAAGGATTTGAGCGGAACAACTGTTAAGACAAAACGGGAGACTTTAATCAAAGATGCCCTAAAAAAAGCAGATTTGAGCGAAGGATTCTCAAAATATATTACAGTTGATAAAGACGAGGAAATCGAGGAAAGTGTAAAAAACCTAAAGGATCAAGTTCTGGAACACAAACAAGCCGAAATTGATGAGAAACTTAAAGGTGGAGAAGTACCTCCGAAGGGTGAACCGGCGGGAACCGTTGGAGAAGAAACAGCGAAGACTTTTGCAGAAGAAAAAAATAAAGGGGCCAAAGGAGAACCTTTTCAGGGACTATCAGAAGAAGAAATCAAGAAAGGCGAAGAAATTAAAGAAAAATAATATATCAAACGAGGTGAAAATATAATGAGTTTACAAATAAAAAAAGAAACAGGATCTGTTTATGATCCTGTATTCCTAAAAATATTAGAAGATATTCCTGGCGGAGTAACAATAAAAACAGATAGATTCCCGACCACTACTAAAGAAATCAAAAAAGGAACATTATTAAATGCCGATGCTTCCAGTGCGGGACTATATAACATAATTAAAACCGTAAGAGCAACAGCCGAAAATACAACTTCAGTTACTGTAGTAGCGATTGAACCTACCGACCATTTGTTTAAAGCGGGCGATATCATATTTCTAACCGCTGCAGGGCCAACCGCTACAACTATTACCAGAGTGTCAGCCACTGCCATTGCCTATGCAGTAACTGGTGTTGTAGTCGCTTCGGGTGCGGTTTTATACGAAGCCCTTACTGTTAATACTGTAACTGCTCTGTATGACGCGGATGCTATTTTACGGGATAATGTAGAGGTAAGAAAAGGCGGAGTAGCAACTCTACTGGATAATTTATTTGCGGGTGCTGTTGTTAGAGGAACCGTAGACGAATCCGAATTACCTTATTTCGTTACAACCCAACATAAAACTGACTTAACTGCCAGGATAAGATTTGCATAAAGATTAAATAAAAATATCAAACGAGGTGAAATAAAATGGAATATAGTTTATTAAAAGAAATAGACAAAAAAAGTTTGCAGGCCTATCTTATTGCCCGTGTATTCGAAAAATTATTTTGGCCTACATTTTTTCCTTTAAAATCAACACCCTTTTTAACTTACGAAACCTTAGTCGGGAGTAAGGGAAATAGGGTAGCTGCTGATGTAGTTGCATACGATGTGAGTGCACCGCTAAAAACTAGAAGGACCGTAAGTAAATTATCCGGAGATATCCCTTCTATTAGAATGAAAAAGAAAATGACAGAAAAAGATTTAAACACCTACAATATACTAAAAGCCCAGGCGAGACCAGAACAGAAGGCTCTACTTGACCTTGTATTTGGAGATGTAGACGATTGTATAGATGGAGTAAATGCCCGGTTGGAGTGGATAATATTCCAGGCATTATCTAAAGGACAAATAACACTTTCTACTGTTACAAATGCTGCAGGAGTAATAACAGAAGAGGCCATCGATTTTGGACTTCCTTCAGCTAATAAAGAAGTCGTTGTGGGTGCTAATACTACTAAATGGACAATTGCTCTTGCTGCAACTTCTAAACCTATAACTGATATAGAATATGTCCTTGAGCAGGCCCGGGACGCCGGAGTAGACCCGAAATATATACTAATGAATCGTTCTAAATGGCTGGCATTTAGAGTATCAACCCAGGTTAAAGATTTCGTGCTTCCATTTGCTATTTATGGCGGAACAAGGCTAAAAAGAGCTCCTACAATTGAAGTGGCAAATAATGCTTTAAAATCTGAAGGACTCCCTCAGATAGTCATAATTGATACCAGGATAAGCTACGAGGATGCAGATCATACTATTACAGCAGTTGATCCCTGGTTAGATTCTGCTGGCGCGGACAGATATGTAACTTTCATGGAAGATCTAAAGTGCGGAGATATGCTCTACGGACCAATAGCCGAAGAAACCAATCCACCCAAACAAGTGGTTCAAGCCAAGAAAGGACCTATTTTGATTTCCAAATGGTCTAATGTAGATCCTGTGGCCGAATATACCAAAGGTGAACTTAATGCATTCCCATCCTGGCCCACAATAGATAGAGTATTTTCTCTTGATACCGAAATGTCGACTACCGGAGCATGGGGTACATAATCTAAATGACTAATAAAGAGTCTCTACAATCATTAACTGAATATGAAAATGATGATTTATTGGAGAAACTTCTTTTGGATCGAGGGGTTGCAACAGGGGGAACTTATTCGGCAGCTAATGCTAAAGATATAGATTTATGCGCGGCCGATTTATACTTTACTCTTGCAACCCATCCCGACCTGAAAGAAGGATCTTTTACCACAAAATATAGTGGGGCTCAACTTATAGCAATGGCCAAAAGGATCTTACAGAAATACGATATTGACGAACCGACAGTTAACGGGGAAGCGGTATGGTAATAAAAAGATATCCTCATACAGCAACTTTAAGTTATTATGGAGCCGGGACTACCAGCTCAATTGGAATATATACTCCCGGAACTCTAGTAACGATAGGGATTATATGTAATGCTCAACCGAATTCAACTAAATATATTATAGGGGAATCCGGTAATATGATCGGATATAATTGGTTTATTTCTTCTCCATTATTCGCTGGTGCGGGAAGCGTTCCTGATAGCGCAAAATTAGAATTTTTTAACAAGGAACATATAATTTTACAATTGTTCGAATATCAAAAACATATAGAAATGAAGTGTTAATATGCCTTTAATTCCTGGATTTAGCCAGGGTGATATAGATAGAAGAATAGATAGGTTTAAAGTCAGCATCGAACAAAGAATTATCTGGACCCTGGCTATGGCAGGCGAAAAATTTGTCAATGACGCTAGGAGTACAAGGACATATCAAGATCAAACTGGGAATTTAAGAAGTTCGATCGGATATATCATCGCCCGGGATGGAAATATTATTCAGGAAA